CTAGTTCATCAGCCATAATTTATCATCCTTAATTTATCTATTTTTCCTTATCTGTGTCAACAGCTTTTAATCTTGAGTCCATTTCAGCTTTAAACTTCTCAAATTCAGTGCTTAACATGCCTCGCAACAACTTCTGCTGAGCTTCCGTTTCAAGAACATCCTTTCTTATTTCAGTCTCGGCTCCCATTACTTTTTGTTTAATACCAGCCTGGACTAGTTGACGTTCAAGTGTTTCTATGGTCCCTTCTTTATCCTTTATTGCTTCTGTCATTGATTCTACCTGACCCTGAAGCTGAGCATAAAGAGACTTACGTTCAATAATCTGCTCCTTACCTCTAATATCAGTTTCAGCTAACATCGCTATATCATCAATGAGACCCGCCTGGAACCACTTAAAATATTCTTCAATAAGCGCCCATCTATTAAGAGGTAGAGTGGCTCCAGCCACGATACGTATATCAAAACGAGCGCTTGCATAATCTTTAAATTTCCCAATAGCATTACCAAAATCATTATAGATTGGTATATTTACCCTTACTTCCTTCTCCTCAGAATCACCAGCCTGCGGCTGAACTATTCTAAAAACCTTATCAGCCGTGTAATGCGATTGAGCAACTTCTTTAAATACCACTCCAAGATACTCAAGAGCTGGTTCAACAATATTATTCATCCACGCTTTTAGTCTACGAGTACCAAACTCATCATTAGCAAGTAGTCCTCTATAAGTCTCAGACTGTTCCTGAGTAAACCCCATCATAGCAGATGGCACACCAGATATATACTCAGCATCAGTTTTACCTTCCTGAGTAATAGTGTAAAAGGCATTATTGATAGGAGCTGGAAGAACGGGTTGAGGGACTGCGAATCCCTGCCTATACTTTAACAAAGCTCCAGGCGCTGTGGAATATTGCTCCCATTCTTCCTCATCAACACTACCTTCCTCATAAAGCCATCTCATATTAGAGGATAGATTAGCATTATGAATCATTATCTGATGTGCCTTGTTAATTTCTCTTTGCTTCCCAACAAGCGGCATAACAGCCGACATGGGATAGGGAACTCCAGTATACAAATAAGGAAAAGGAACTATAGGATAATGCTCAAACGGCATCTCATACTCATATAAAAACTGGTCACTAACGGTACATGTCAGCTTAATACGCACTCTATAAAAAGGAATAGAATCAATAATATTTTCTTTTGTTTCGGGATGGTCTTTAATCGAATTAAACTCATCAGCAGACATTACCACCTGTTCAACCTGAGTCTTCAATTCTTGAGCCTGACTCATTAGCATCTGTTGATTTTTCTCAACAGCTTCCATCATCTCCTTTTCAGCTTTATCTAATTCAAGCTCAGCCCGCTCTTCTATAATCTCCGCATTAGCTAATTGCTCCTTTATTTTTTGTTGCTTTTCAGCATATTGAACAGACATTTCATCTTGAAATTCCTGTTGCTTAACCTGCATCTCTTTATCAATTTCAGATGATTGCGCTGGTGTTACAGGAATCTTCATAAAGGCTGTGACAAAGGGAACCTTTATTTTTTCATAACATTCATAGTAATCAAGAAGATCATCATCCTCACCATCAAGACTAATGCCAAGAGTAATATCCTCTGGGAGGATACTCTGAGCATCAGACCTATCAGCCATTGAATATTGTGAAACCTGACCCATATTACTCGCAGCCTTAATCTTTCTCTCATGGTCTGGCATCATCTTAATAAGCTGAGTTCTAGCAAGAAGTTTTCTAACCATGATATAAGACGCATCTCTAAATAAGAAATCTCTTGAAGATGGGTCTACATATACATCATACGGGTCTACACGACTAAAGGAAACCTCACCCATTCCCATATCAGCGTCTCTATCTATATCAACAAGAAAATAACCAATTCCTTTAGTAAGAGAATCAAGCGCAACCTGACCATATAATGATTTACCATTAGAAAGACCCCAACAATAGTCAGCTATATCTGAGTGTACCTGAGCAACATCTACGTCTGAACCCTCAGCTCCAACAGCCTTCCACTTGGGATTATTAGCCGTTACGAAGTAACGCATTATTTCTATAATAGGAAGAATCCTATTAATAATAAATGTAGGCATCCCAGCTTCTTCAATATCACTTCTCTCAGTTGAGGTTAACTGTTCACCTAAATAGAAGTCATATCCTTCTTGACTAAGACCTTGCCATCTTTGTCTATGAAGATTATTAGTCTTCTCCCAAAGAGTCTTAATTACATCAGCTCTTTCTTTATTTGATTTTCTACCTGGTTTTGCCATTATTCCCTTATTTCAAAGTGTGGAAGATCATCGAATTTATTATCCTTCACTTGCGTATCTCTGTCCCAGTCACCGCCCCAACGTATCTTCAATCCCATTTGCGACGCGATGCCCAGAACAAAACCACCAAAGTAATGAAACCTATCACGGTCGCTCCAGTCGATAGGGTAAGGAGCCACATCCACGGCTTTTGAAGGACTAGCATTATGATTACCATCAGGATAACGAAGCTTACTTCGTCCCTCGTCAAACGCTTTATTCTGATCTGCCTTACCTCTATGACCTTGGATTACAGAACAATCAAAGTGTTTTACTACTTCTTTAAAAAGGTCTTGTAACCTATCATCGCATGTTGCAAGCCTCTTTTTAGATCGAGACCCAAATCTAGGCATTACTTCTTTTTACAACTATAAGTACGACCGTCCCAAGTAAAACTCTTTGCTCCACCAGCGCATCCAGCTTTAAAAGCTGATCTAAAACTCTTAGCTGCTTTGGTTTTCTTGCCATACTTCACATAATCAGGTCCTTTCTTAGTAGTCACACGTTTTACCGCTCCTCTACGAACCTGAGTATCTGCAGTTGCTCCAATAGCCTTAGCTCTTCCCTTTTTCGTACTAATGAGACCAGTGCCCTTAGCTCTTTTACCAGCTTGTGCTCTTTTGTCTCTCGCAATTGCTTTTTTGCCAGTCTTCTTGAGTTTTCTTTGCCGTCTTCGCTCTTTACTTTCAGCGTCAAACGGGTTCAGCTTCTCCGCAACTTTAGAAGCAGTGCCCTTAGCCTTAGCAGCAACTGCCTTTGTCTTTGAAAAGGCTGGTTTCTTTTTCTTTTTCATTGGTCCTGTTCCACTTGCCATCTTACTATTCTCCTATTGGTTTACCACCTCGACTGTGGTTTTATGAATGGATTGACAAACTTCCTGTTAGGGTCGAGTATCATATCCACAAATTCTACTGGGTCTAAATACCCATAATCAAATCCTTCTTTCCAACTACCAGGTATTGCCTCGTGAGATTCTGGGAAATACTCACCATAATTAAGTTCTCTTCTTAATGGAAGCTCATCAAAAATAAAATGTTCTTGACTGGGATGCATCTTTTGTTGAAACATCCCTGTTCCCTCGTTCAGAACAGCCTGACCCTCTAAATGCTTTCTACCTACTCCACTATATAAACTACGCTTTCTCAATAGACTTAATGGAGCATTTACTGCTAAAACATCTGGAGATTTATTCCCCAAAGCATACTTTATAGCTTCCTTCGGGTTTTTTGTAAAATATGAAAGGCCCTTTACCGCCTCTTTTTCTGACATACCCGTCCTTTCTAAAATATCATCTAACAATGTTCTATCTGGAATAGACGCAGTTGACATACCACTACCTGGTTGTTTTACTATATTAAGAGCCTCCTCAATATTTTTGCCACCAGCTTCTACAACATCCACAGCCTCAGGCCTTAGATATGTTTTTAAAGATTTACCAAGATCATCAACATCAAGAGCTCTTGCAGCCTTTCTAGTAGCTATCTTGCCTCCTCTATATATTATAGTAGCAGGGGCAGTTATGCCTCCACCCATCATATCAATCTGAAATTCTGGTGATCCTACATAATCGACTACTTTCTTTATAACTCTATTTTGAATCCCCTCACCATGAGAAAGACTTTCAGATAAAGATGATGTCATCTTCTCCCATAAACTCGTCCCTTTTGACAACCCCTTAGGAGCTACAGCCATTTATGCAACCACCCAAGGCTTAGCCTTTCGTTTTGGTTTGTACCATTCCTTCTTATTATCCTTTGATCTCTTATAATTAGGAGGAAATGCATGAACATTCGCATAATATAA